CCATATTTTTTCCCCGGGGGGACTTTTGGGAGAATGTTTTTGAACTCGGAGGGAAAGAATGAGTAACACAGTTGTCGTTCATAAGAACCGAACCAACACGCTGTATGTTGATCTGGGCATTGATATTGCCGGAGAAACTCTGGCTAGCGAGATTCGTTCCGAAGCTTCTGTGGATTCAGATCTCATTGCTACATGGACTATCGGATATTTGACCGATGGAACTGATGGTCGACTAATCTTCACTTTGGATGATGCTATCACAGCTGCTATTGCAGAGGCAAAAGGCTACATGGATATTAAGCGACTTAGCGCTGGAGAACCAATTCCTGTTTTCGATCGTCCCCTTGAGGTTGAGTTCAGAGAGACGGTGACCGAATGAGCGAAGTCAATGTGATCTCTCGAGTTCAGATGATCGTTGTCAACCCAACGACCCGATCAGTTTCTGTCATCAACATGGGCCCTCAAGGTCCAGGCGGTATTCAAGGTCTTCCTGGTGATGATGGTGACGAAGGTCCTATGGGTCCTCCTGGGCCAGGAGTTCCAGTAGGTGGAGCCACAGGTCAGTCTCTTAGGAAAATCGATGGAACAGATTTCAACACTCAGTGGGTTACACCAGTAACAAATTTGAATTCACTAACTGATGTCAGTGTTCCAGTTGCAGCTGATGGGCAAGTTCTAAGATATGATGGGCCTTCTCAACTGTGGGTTCCTGGTACTGCTGGCGGTGGTGGAACAGGACTTCCACCAGGCGGAGTGATCTACAACCTTCTAGTCAAAGCGTCAAGTGTTGATGGTGATGCTGTTTGGTCTTCTGTTCCACAAGTTGCCAGTTTAACAGCGGATGCTATTACTATTAGAGACAAAACGGGGGTTACATATCCACGTTTGACGTTTAGTTTTGGTGATGGAGAGAATGGAGTTAATCCAAATCCATATGATTATATTCTACAATTGCTAGGCGATAAATTTTCATTGTTTTCTAGTAGATTTATTACTAAAGAAGTAGCTTCATTTAGAAGAGTTTCGAATGCGAATGTCGAATTTGGTCTTCAAGATTGGTTCATCACAAGCGATACCGATGGATATCTAAGATTCTTTCATGGAACTGATCGAGCTGTTTCTGAAATGTATCTTAGTTCTGCTGGTAGTTTAACCTTGCCTAATGTTGCTGCTAGTGGACGGATTAGTGCTAATGATTTCGTAGCAAATGGTGGTTATATTTATGGTAATGGAAATTTGAACATTTTGTCAAATGGCGCGGGTTATGTTAATGTTGAAGCTTATAACGGTCAAACCGCCGTTCAACCTGGTAATGCTTATGGTGTTGGCGCGAGACCAAAGGTAACTATTACTGCTCAGCCACTAAGCGGTACTTATTGGGAACGTCCACTTTCTATTCATAAGATTGGTGGAGCAGGAGAAGTTGGTATCGGTTTTGCTAATCATCTAACTGGTGTAACTGCAGGGTTTCAGGTGTTTAGCGATGGTACCGTTTATATTGGTAATCTAAATGGTGATAATACTGCATATGTTAAGTCATATGCATCAGCTTTTACAATTATTTCTACTAGGAAATTCAAAGCTAATATAGAACGTCTTTCAGGAAGAAGGGCTAGAGAAATCATTGATAGGGTTAGACCAGTGTTTTATAGAGATCTTCAGCATGAAATGGCGTTTAATGCTGGCTCAACAGCACCATATCCAGGCGGCGCAGTTAGAGAACCTCCTGTAGTTGAGCCACGTTTTCGATTTGGTATGGTAGCTGAAGAAGTGGAAGAGGCAGCTCGTGAGTTAATCGACCCAAGTGAGCTTGGCCCAGGTATTGATCTTAGCGGATTGATTGCTATTCTATGGCGAGGCTTTAAGAGTTTAGCTTCAGAAGTACGAGATCTACGTCAACAAGTTACACATTTGGAAGGACAACCATGAGCGCTGCATCTATTAGTCGAGCTGCTGGTGATCAAGAACTTCGAGCTAGAGTATTGGCAATGGCACATCGAGAGCTACTGTTCGATGAGATGAAGGCTGCTAGTACTTATGGTAGGAATCTATCAGCTGGAACTGTTAATGAAGAGCCTTTGATGTATCCAGTGGCAGTAGATACTGAGGCTGCTTATGAGTCTGCTGTTCAAGCTGGCCGCGGCGCTCCAGGTCATGACTCTGATGTTATTACTGATGCCGCTTTGACCGCAGCAGTTAATGCTCATTGGCCATGGATGGAAGGTGAGGGTCCTACATGAGTGATTTCGGAGATATTGAACCAGACGATCTTGTAGACACCGAGCCGCCGGATCCCCAGGCATTGGTTCGATATTTTTACCGCAAGCGGCATGAGCTTGCCCCAGATTCCAGTCGAGCAGCACGATTTGAAGACGAATCAGAAGAAGTTCGTGTTCTTATGGTGTATGTGTTTGCTCATATTATTGATAAGTTGAATCGAGAGTGGCAGAAAGCGCCTCTTTAAAATGGCAGCGCCTAAGGGTAAAGAATGGGGAGGAGTATTTGTAGCATTAGTAATAGTTTGCTATGGATTGATGTTTATTGACAGCGTTAAAACTGATGCTAAATTATTGGAATATTTTACTGACATTCTACTTGCTTTTGCTGTGGCTGCTATTGCTACTCTTGCATGGGTTGCGTGGTCATATTTACGCCAATACGATACTCCAGGACATGACGTAGATGAGGAGGACTAATGGGTAGTCTATGGATGAATGGCGATGGACTCCCAAATCTCGCCGAAGTACTTAGAGCAGAAGGTTTAGACGTTCAAACTTGGAATGGGTGGGAATACAGTTCCCGTTCAACCGGTGGTTATAATGAGCCAGGTCCTATGATGGTTACTGTCCATCATACTGCTTCAGGATCAGGTACATCATTTCAAAACGATTGGTCATATTGCGCTCAAGGGCATCAAGACGCGCCAGTAGCAAACAGTCTTCTTGGCCGAGAAGGTCAATGGGGAGTTCATGCTGGTGGTGCTTCTAATCATGCTGGTAAGGGTGGACCATGGAATACATCTAAGGGGCAAGTACCTTTAGATTCAGCAAACAGCAGATCGATTGGGATTGAAGCTCAAAATAATGGTGTTGGTGAGAATTGGGCTCCAGTTATGGTTGAGTCTTATGAAATTGGTGTAGCAGCTATGTGTAAGGCTTATATTCTTCAACCTGCTACCGATGTTGTTGCGCACTTTGAGTGGGCTCCAAGTCGTAAGATTGATCCGTGGGGTGGTAATACTTCTACTCCTGGTTTCCCATATACTGGTCCATTTGAATGGCTAATGAATGGTTTCCGTAATGGTGTAGCCGGTCGAATGGCTGGTGGTTTACCACCCGTACAAGGAGGAGATGACGTGCTATATCGCATTGATATTAAGCGAGATGACTCAGTTCCTGCGAGTCAACGAGCCAACGCCAAGTTCGTTGGGATGATGGACGCTAATGGTCTTGGGCATACAGTTTCTTGGGTTCGTACCGAAGCAGAGTACAAGCAATACGAAACACTTAAGGCACCACTTCGCACTTTGAACATGGCGGACTTGGCTGGTCTTATTCTTCTTGGGCCACTACCCACCGGTGATACTCTTCATAATTGGACTGGTGGCGAGTTTGATTTACATGTAGCTTAATTTGAAAGGAGGCTAAATGGCTGCGAAGCGTCGCCCTAGTCGGGCACCAGCAACAACAGATGAAGGTAGAGAAAGTCAGTTGGTCTCCCTTGCAATTGATCTGGCTGAAAAGCAGTTATCCGAAGGCACTGCGTCTTCGCAAGTTATTACACATTATTTGAGACTAGGTTCTACAAGGGAAAAGCTAGAACAAGAACGTCTACATCGTGAAAACGTTCTACTTGATTCTAAGGTGGAAATGCTAGCATCGGCTAAGAAGGTTGAAGAGCTGTATGCAGAAGCTTTGAATGCTATGAGGTCTTATGTAGGTCGTGAAATGGATTCGGGCGAAGAGTATGACGAGGTTTAGATCATATTCTGAGCTTAGACGACTTCATACTTTCGAAGAAAGATTTGAATATTTACGTTTAACTGGAGAAGTTGGTAGTGCTACATTTGGGTTTGATCGTCATATTAATCAGCAATTTTATCATTCAAATGAATGGCAAAGAGCTCGACAAGAAGTTATTGTAAGAGATAATGGATGCGATTTAGGTATATCTGGGTATGAAATTCATGTTGGTTTACTTATTCATCATATTAACCCAATGAATGCTGATGATATAATTCATGGTGAAGATTGGGTATTTGATCCAGAATATTTGATCACAACAACACAAAATACACATAACGCAATCCATTTCGGTAACGATAAATTACTTCCTAAGGTTGTTATTTCTCGTACTCCGAACGATACAAAACTTTGGTAGTAAGGAAGGTGAATTATGGAAGAAAGCATCCTAACAAGCACAAAGAAAATTCTTGGTTTGGACCAAGATTATACGGCATTTGATTTGGACGTTATTACTCACATTAATGCCGCTTTCTCCATTCTTAGTCAGCTTGGTGTAGGCCCAGATGGTGGATTTTCTCTTACTGATGATCTTACTTTCTGGACGGATTATGATGTTCCTCCTGATCAACTGCATCTAGTTAAGACATATGTATATTTGAAGGTGCGGTCTCTCTTCGATCCGCCTACCACTTCGTTTCTTATTGAGGCGACCGAAAAGCAGATCAAGGAATACGAGTGGAGACTTAATCTTTTCCGTGAGTATGCGCTTCCTGAGTATGAGCTATCGAAAGATCATCCGCCAACGTACTCATATCCTAAGGAGGAAGCTGTATGACTCAGACTGTAGAGGACTTTATTGAACATTATGGAGTCAAAGGTATGCGATGGGGACGACGGAAAGCTCGTGGATCAAGAAGTACAGAACGTACTGTATATAATAGATCGCCAAAGAAACTGACTTCAGCTGAGTTGGATAAGCGTATTAAGAGAATGGAGACTGAAAAAAGATATAATGATCTTAATAGAAAAGATGTTAGTCGAGGTTCCCAGCTTGCACATGAAATTTTAACTAATTCTGGTAGAACTGTAGCTACGACAATTGTTACAGGCGCTGTGTTGTTTGGTGTTAAGAAGGCACTAGAAGCAAAACTCGGAGCTGGAGCAGCGAGCGCAATTACTAAACGAGGTAAGTAGTAAGGAGGTGCAAATTGACTTTATCTAATACTGCAACTCCTTATTATTATGGACTGTTTCGAGAGTCAGTCTTGCGAGGAGAAGTTCCAGTTAATAGAGAAGTTTCAATGGAGATGAATCGCATTGATGATTTGATTGCTAATCCTAATATTTACTATGATGATATGGCAGTTCATGGTTTCATTAAGTATTGTGAGTTTGAACTCACACTCACTGATGGAAGCGATCTTCATCTTCTTGATACTTTCAAACTTTGGGCGGAACAAATCTTCGGATGGTACTTCTTTGTTGAAAGAAGTGTTTATCAACCAAATGAAGATGGACTTGGTGGACGTTACGTTAAAAAACTTATCAAAAAGCGTTTGACAACAAAGCAGTATCTAATTGTAGCCAGAGGCGCTGCAAAGTCAATGTATGCCAATTGTATTCAGGCATACTTCTTAAACGTAGATACCGCAACTACTCATCAGATCACAACTGCTCCTACAATGAAGCAGGCTGATGAGGTAATGTCTCCTTTTAGAACTGCTATTACCAGAGCAAGAGGGCCTCTTTTTAAGTTTCTTACCGAAGGTTCTTTACAGAATACTACTGGTTCTAGAGCACAGAGAGTAAAACTTGCTTCCACAAAGAAGGGTATTGAGAACTTTCTTACAGGTTCTCTTCTTGAAGTACGTCCAATGACAATCAATAAACTACAGGGGCTTCGTCCTAAAATCTCTACAATTGATGAATGGTTGTCTGGAGACATTAGAGAAGATGTCGTTGGAGCTATTGAACAAGGCGCCTCTAAGATGGACGACTATTTGATTGTTGCTATTAGTTCAGAAGGAACTGTTCGAAATGGTTCTGGCGACACAATCAAAATGGAACTCGCTACGATTCTTAGAGGTGAGTACCAAGCTCCTCACATTTCTATCTGGCATTACAAATTGGACGAACTTGAAGAAGTTAATAATCCAGCTATGTGGTTGAAAGCAAATCCTAATTTAGGTAAGACAGTTACTTATGATGTTTATCATTTGGATGTTGAAAGAGCTGAGAAAGCTCCTGCAACTCGTAACGATACCCTTGCGAAGCGATTTGGAATTCCAATGGAAGGCTATACTTACTTCTTTACTTACGAAGAAACACTTCCGCATCGTATCAGAGAATTTTGGGGTATGCCTTGCTCTCTTGGAGCAGATCTCTCGCAAGGTGATGACTTCTGTGCTTTTACCTTTCTCTTTCCACTTCCAAATTATACATTTGGGGTAAAAACTAGAAGTTACATTACTTCTTTAACGTTGATGAAACTTCCTGGAGCTATGCGAGTTAAGTATGAAGAATTTATTGCAGAAGGAAGTCTTCATGTTCTAGATGGTACAGTTCTTGATATGATGGAAGTTTATGACGATCTTGATGGTTTTATTCAACAGAGTGATTATGATGTTCGTTGTCTTGGCTTTGACCCATATAATGCCAAAGAGTTTGTTACTCGATGGGAAAACGAGAATGGATCTTTTGGAATTGAAAAAGTAATTCAAGGCGCAAGAACTGAATCCGTTCCTCTTGGAGAATTGAAGATTTTAGCAGAAGAACGTAAGCTTATTTTCGATCAAGATCTTATGTCGTTTGCTATGGGGAACGCCGTTACTTTGGAAGACACTAACGGAAATCGTAAGTTGTTAAAGAAAAGAGCTGATGAAAAAATCGATAATGTATCTGCTCTGATGGACGCATATGTCGCTTTCAAAGCTAACAAGGAGGCGTTCGAATGATAGTTGATGATGACGAAGTTCTTGCATATTTAGAACATTATGGCGTTAAGGGTATGCAATGGGGTCGACGTAAGGCACGAACTAGTGGTGGAAAGAAACCAGATACTAGAACACCAGAACAAAAATCGGCTGATCGAAAAGAAACTGCTTTTAAAGTTGCTAGAGCGGCTGTTGTAATTGGTGTCGGTGGTCTTTTAGTAAAATCCATAATCAATCAGCATCAAGCAACGAGACTTGGTGATATTCGAAGAATGCAATCTAATGTTGATGCAACTAAGAGACTTATGGATGCTCAAAAGGGTCTTAAAATAGATAGTTTGAATAGAGCATTTAATGCGGGAAAGATTACTAGAGAGCAAGGTTTTAAGATTGGTGCAAATATTGAAAAGCAAGCTAAGGTTAAAACATGGAAATCTGAAAGAGCTACTCTTGAAGCATTGAAGAAAAGCACTAGTCGACTAAATGGTGAAGCTAATCAGGATCTTAAGAAATGGTACGAAAGGAGTCAAACACCACTTCATCTTCGTGAATATTTGAGCACTGGTTCGGATTATTCTCGACAAATAAACACGGATGCAAAGGAGATGTTAAGAGGAAGAGCAGCTGTGGCTGATGCACGTCGTAAAGCAGCCGAAAGTTTAGCTCCAGCTCTTAAACGAAATAGATAACGGGAGGTGAATCTTGCCGATTTTAGATAGAGTAAAGAAGGCTTGGAATGCTTTTCGTAATACTGATGATACTCAGGAAATGGAATATGGCGGAACAACGTCGTATTCCGGCGGTAGTTCACCATCCCGTCAAAGACTCCATTTCTATACCGAACGTTCTATTGTCTCCTCTATTTATACAAGAATTAGTGTGGATGTAGCCGGGATTTTGATTAAACATGTTAAGTTGGATGACAAGGGTCGTTATTCTGGAGATATGGATAGTGCTTTGAATCAATGTCTTACTTTAGAATCTAATATTGATCAGGCACCTCGAGCGTTTAGACAAGACATTGCAATGACACTATTTGATAAAGGTGTTGCTGCAGTTGTTCCTGTAGATACAACTCGAAATCCAGCAACGAATGAGATCTTTGACATCTTTTCCATTCGAGTCGGAGAAGTTGTTACTTGGTATCCAAAACACGTTCGACTTAGCGTGTATAATGAGAATCGTGGCCAGCGTGAGGAGATTACTCTCGAAAAGCGCTATGTAGCTATTGTTGAGAATCCTCTTTATGCAGTAATGAATGAACCGAACTCAACTCTTCAGCGATTGATTCGCAAGTTGGGGCTTCTTGATGCTGTCGATGAACAATCGAGCTCAGGAAAGTTGGACATCATTATTCAGCTTCCGTATGTGATTAAGTCAGAAGCTCGTCGACAACAAGCAGAGAAGCGACGAGAGGACATTGAGTTCCAACTCAAGGGTAGCCAGTATGGGATTGCCTATACTGATGGTACCGAGAAGATCACTCAGCTTAATAGGCCAGCCGAGAACAATCTTTTGAAGCAAGTCGAGTATCTTACGACAATGCTTTATAATCAACTCGGACTTACCGAAGAAGTTATGAATGGTACGGCCGACGAAGAAGCTATGCTTAACTACTTTAATCGTACAATCGAACCCATTGTAGATGCAATTATCGAAGCAATGCAAAGAGCGTTCCTTGGGCCCCATGGTACGCAGAAGGATGAACGGATCAAGTACTTTAGAGATCCGTTTAAGCTTGTTCCTGTTAACGAAATTGCTGAGATTGCTGATAAGTTCACTCGTAATGAAATCCTAACAGCAAATGAGATCCGAGGCTTTATGGGAATTCCTCCAGCAGACGATCCAAAGGCAGACGAATTGAAGAACAGTAACATGCCTCAACCAGAAGAGTCCGGGGCCTAGTTCTCTTGAAAGGAACAGTCAAAATGGAACCAGATTTCAGCGGCTATGCAACTAAGGCTGGCCTGGTGTGTTCTGATGGTCGAACCATCATGCCAGGAGCATTCAAGCATCAAGACCAGGCAAAGGTCCCGCTTGTTTGGCAGCATGGTCATACTGATCCAGAAAATGTTCTTGGGCACGCTCTCCTCGAAAGCCGAGATGATGGCGTTTATGCCTATGGCTTCTTCAATAATTCACCTAAGGCAGTTCACGCAAGAGGCCTTTTGGATCACAAAGACATTACGATGCTTTCTATTTGGGCTAATCAGCTCGTTGAGCGAGCGGGTAAGGTTCTTCACGGTGCAATTCGAGAGGTGAGCCTGGTTCTTTCTGGAGCCAATCCTGGCGCACTTATCGAAAACGTTACAATTCGTCATTCCGATGGCGGCGAAGACACTCTTGATGATGAGGCTATTATCTATTCGGGCCTCGAGCTTGAGCATGCTAATGGCGATGAAGATGAAGAAGACGATGATAATGACGATGATGAGGAAACTGTACAAGATGTTTATGATTCGATGTCGGATAAGCAGAAGCAGGTTCTTCATTTCATGCTTGGCCAGGCTCTTACCGGTGCCGGCGAGCTAGAGCAAGACAACATCAAGGATGATTCCAACAATTCCGATCAGGAAGGTTCAACAATGACCCGTAACGTTTTCGAGAAGGGCGATAAGGAGTCTTCGCCAGTTCTCTCGCATGCGGATGTTCAGGGCATTGTCGCTGATGCGACTAAGCTTGGGTCCCTCAAGGCAGCTGTCGAAGGGTATGCTCTTGCTCACGGTATCAACCAGATTGATACACTCTTTCCTGAGGCTCAAGCGCTTACCTCGGCTCCTGAATTCTTTACTCGTCGTACGGAATGGGTGAATTCGGTTCTTTCCGGAGCTCGTAAAAGCCCTTTCAGCCGGGTGAAGACTCACTGGGCTGATCTCACGTATGATGATGCTCGTGCGAAGGGTTATATTACGGGCACGGAGAAGCAGGAAGAGTTCTACGGGACTGCTCGCCGGGAAACCAACCCGCAGACCATTTACAAGAAGCAGAAGCTGGACCGTGATGATATTCTTGATATCACGGACTTTGACGTCGTCGCCTGGATGAAGGGCGAGATGCGTCTGATGCTCGACGAGGAATTGGCTCGAGCAATTCTTCTTGGAGATGGTCGTACTGTTCCGGATCCTGATAAGATCCTGGAAGATCGCATTCGTCCAATCGCCAAGGATGATCCTCTCTTCACCATTCAGGTTCTGTGTGATCTCGCAGGTGGTGATATTTCAGACTTCGTTGACGCTATCATCATGTGGCGGGCACAGTATCGTGGTAGTGGAATGCCCACGCTGTACACTAGCGAAACGCTGATCGCACAGGTCATGCTCCTGAAGGATACACTTGGGCGTCGTATCTATACTTCTCTCGAGCAGTTTGCTCAGGAAATTCGCGTTTCATCGGTTGTTCCTGTTGACGTCTTCGATCCTGCGGCTGGACAGCCGTTGGCGATTCTCGTGAACATGAACGACTATGTCATCGGTTCAGACAAGGGTGGGGCAGTCAGCCTTTTCGATGATTTCGACATTGACTACAACCAATACAAGTATCTCATCGAGACTCGTGTGTCTGGTGCTTTGGTCAAGCTCAAGTCAGCGATCTGTGTCAAGCAGGGGACGTTCGTTCCTCCGCCTGCTGGCACCGTGCATATTATCGTGCCTGAGCCGCCGAATGAGCGTCAGAGTGATCCTCCCGTCCATGGTTCGCTTCCTGATGCTGCCGTAGTGACAAGTGAAGCCAAGACTCCTCCTAAGAGGCCCTCTTCTGATTAGCTGATAAGGAGTCATGATGGCAAGATTCCACGGAGAAGTAGGCTATGCTGATTCCGTAGAAACTCCAGAAGGTTCTGGTGTATGGGAAGATGTTATTACTGAAACAAATTATTATGGTGATGTTATTCGTAACACACGAAAGACCGAATCTGGAGAAGGTCTCAATGACGATTTAACTGTTGGTAATTCTATTAGCATCGTTGCTGATGACTATGCCATCAAACATTTCTTTAAGATCAAGTACGTGAATTGGGCGGGGACTCTTTGGACTGTCACAAACGTTGAGGTTCGGAGTCCTCGTCTGATTCTTCATCTAGGGAGCGTTTACAATGGCCCAACGCCTTGAGCTCCAAGCTCTGTTGATCGAGATTTTAGGAACAGAACACGTTTATTTTCAACCGCCACCAACATTACAAATGGAATATCCTTGTATTGTTTATCAACGAGATTATCTATTAACTAATCATGCTGATGATAAACCATACAAACGTACAAAACGATATCAGGTAACGATCATAGATCGGAATCCCGATAGCGATGTTCCAGACAAGGTGGCAGCATTACCTCTATGCGTATTTGATCGTTTTTATACAGCTGACAACCTCAATCACGATGTTTACAAACTTTTCTTCTAAGGAGAAGAACCGATGGCTGTACTTGTTTGGGATCAGATCGGCGATCGTTACTACGAAACTGGTATCGATCATGGAGTGCTTTATGTTCCAGATGCGTCTGGTGTTTATACCACGGGCGTTGCTTGGAATGGTCTTGTTAGTGTTACTGAGTCACCGACTGGAGCTGAAGCCACTGCTCAGTATGCCGACAACATTAAGTACCTGAACCTCATTTCTGCAGAAGAGTTTGGTGGGACGCTCGAGGCGTTCACTTACCCTGAGGAATGGGCTCAGTTCGATGGGCTTGGTGTTCCTGAGCCTGGCGTCTTTGTTGGTCAACAGCCTAGGAAGCTCTTCGGGCTTTCCTATCGCACTCGAGTGGGTAATGACCTCGAGGGTGACTCGTATGGCTATAAGCTGCATCTCGTTTATGGTTGTATTGCCAGTCCGTCTGAGAAGGCCTATAACACTATCAATGATTCCCCAGAGGCTATCACATTCAGCTGGGAGATTACTACTACCCCAGTGCCTGTGACTGGATTCAACCCAACTTCACTGATTGTGGTTGATTCGGGCATTGTTGATGCGGCAGATCTTCTTGCACTCGAAACTGCTCTTTATGGCGAAGCGGCTACTGAGCCAATGCTTCCTACACCAGATGAAGTTATTGCAATGTTTAGTGGTGTTGTTACAACGGCTCGTGGACAATCTTCTGGTGGTTCGTCTTCTATGGTATCACCGTCCCAGGAGTCTTAGTAATAGTAGGAGACTAGAGAATGCTCAAAATCATCCTCGAAGGTACTGAATACTACAACGAAGAGACAGAGACTTTTGAAACTGTTGGAGACGTTGAGTTACGATTAGAGCACTCTCTAGTCTCCCTGTCAAAATGGGAGTCAAAACACCAAAAGCCTTTCTTGAGTAATGTTACTAAAAGTACAGAAGAAATTCTCCATTACATAAGGTGTATGATTCTCACCGAAGATTTCCCAGAAGATGTTATAAGTAGACTTTCGCAAGGAAACATTGATCAAATTAATGCTTATATCGAGTCAAAAGAATCTGCGACTACGTTTGGTAAACTTCCTGATCAAAAAGCCAGAGGTGAAATAATTACCTCCGAACTCATCTACTATTGGATGGTAGCATTTAACATTCCATTTGAATGCGAATCGTGGCATCTTAATAGATTATTTGCTTTGGTTCGCATTTGTAACATTAAGAATGCTAAACCTAAGAAGATGGGGAAGAGCGAGATCGCGATGCGAAATCGTGAATTGAATGCACAACGTAGAGCAGAACTAAATACTCGAGGTTGATTGGAGGTTAAATGGCTACGCTTACTTGGGATGGTATTGGTGAACGTATCTTTGAAACTGGTGTTAGTAAAGGCGTCTTTTATGATTTTGTAGGTGCTGGTGTTGCTTGGAATGGTCTAATTTCCATTGATGAGAATGTGGATACTGAAGTTGAAGGCGTTATTTTTGATGGAGTAAAGATTAATGACATTGTGACATTGGGTAATTTCTCAGCTACATTGAAAGCCTTCACCTATCCTGATGAGTTTCTTCCATACGAAGGAGTTATTGAAACTGATTATGGTTTGATGGTAACTGGACAGCCATATGAACGTTTCGGATTGTGTTATCAAACGCAAGTTGGCGACGATCTTAATGGTTTGGAAGCAAATTACCAAACTCATGTGATTTATAATTTAACAGCGCTTGTTTCAACTAAATCTTATCAAACAATGGCACTTGAACCAGTGCCACATGAATTTCAATGGACTGTTTCCGCAGTTCCAGAAGAAATTGAAAACTATCGTCCCACAGCGCATCTTATATTTGATAGTCGCAAAATTGCTCCGGAGGTTATGTCCAAAATTAAAGAAGTACTTTATGGAACCGATCTTCAAGACGCATATCTTCCTCCAGCAAATCAGCTTGTCAAGATGATCAGGGATTGGGTGCTCACTCCACCGTAAGGACCAGCCATGATCCAAGTAATATCTACAGGTAATACAAACAATACTGATAAATTTCTTAAATTCATGAAGAGTGGAAAAGCATTTAAAGATCTTGATCGTTATGGACGTCAAGGAGTAGATCTTCTTTCTAGCGCTACACCAGTAGAAACTGGTAGAGCTGCTTCATCCTGGGGATATCAAGTAGGGCATACGAATGGCGTTCACTCTATCAGTTGGTTCAATACTGATAGAGAAGGTAGTGTTAATGTCGCTGTTATTCTTCAATATGGGCATGGCACTGGAACTGGTGGTTATGTTATGGGTAGAGATTATATTAATCCCGCCCTTCGTCCTCTCTTTGACCGAGCTGTAGCTGATATTTGGAGGCAGGTGACAGATGCCTAGTGTTGACGATCGAATTGTACGGATGGAATTTGATAATGCTCAATTTGAGAGGAAGCTGAACACTACCATTGCCAGCCTCGCTAAACTGGAAAAATCTCTTAAGTTTGATGGAGCTAAAACTGGATTAGCTGATGTATCTTCTGCAGCTAACAAATTCAATCTTGGTAATATGGGCGCCGTTATTGAGGGCGCTAGTGCTAAGTTTCTTGCTCTTAGTACCATTGCTATTACGGCTCTAGCTAATATTACTAATAGAGCTATTAGTACTGGTATTCAACTAGCTAAGTCTTTGAGCTTGGATCAAATTATCTCTGGTTTCAGAGAATATGAACAGAACATGACATCCATTCAGACCATTCTATCCAACACCAAGGCGGATGGCACTAATCTCGGTCAAGTTAATGATGCTCTTAGACAACTGAATGAATATGCTGATAAGACCATTTACAATTTCGGTCAGATGACGAGAAACATCGGTACGTTCACCGCCGCCGGTGTTGATCTAGAAACATCAGTTCAGTCTATCAAGGGCATTTCAAACCTTGCTGCTATCTCTGGCTCTAGTGCAGAGCAAGCTTCAAACGCAATGTATCAGCTGTCTCAGGCAGTATCGACTGGTACACTGCGGTTGATCGACTGGAACTCGGTTGTTAATGCAGGTATGGGTGGTGAAGTCTTCCAGAAGGCTTTGTTCGAAACTGGTAAGACTCTAGGCACGATTGCTGACGTTCCTATCGACCAGACATTCGAAGAGTGGACAAAGGGCGGAAAGTCATTCAGGGCGTCTCTCGAAGACAACTGGCTGACTGCTGAAGTTCTTACCACAACTCTTCAGGGCTTTACTGGAGAAATGACCGAAGCTCAGCTCCTAGCTATTGGTTATACAAAGGAGCAAGCAGCCGAGATCATTGAACTGGGTAAGACTGGTGTTGAAGCGGCAACTAAGGTTAGAACACTTACTCAGCTTATCCAGACGACAAAGGAAGCACTTGGTTCTGGATGGTCAGAGTCATTCAAGATCGTGTTCGGTAACTTTGAGGAAGCTACCGTACTATTCAGTGGTATCTCTGATGCTATTGGTGCAATGATCACTAAGTCGGCTACGGCTAGAAACGAGTTGCTACAAGGTTGGAAAGATATTGGTGGAAGAGATCTTCTCATTAAGGGTTTAACTGATGGAATCAAGAATCTAGGAAAGATCATTAAGCCTATTAAGGACGCTTTCAAAGATATTTTCCCGCCTTTGACAGCAGAGCGTTTGTACAATCTCACACGAGCTTTTAGTATTCTAATGGAGAGGCTCGAGCCTAGCTGGGCCACAGTGGATAAGCTCAAGCGTATTTTCAAGGGGTTCTTCGGAATCCTTGAGATCGGTTGGACGATTCTTAAAGAAGGTATCGATTTCATTGGTGAACTAATCGGCAGTCTTACTGGTGCTGGAAGTGGAAAGTTTCTTGCTTTTGCGGCTAAGATTGGCGATTTCTTCATCGAATTAAACGACGCGTTGGTCGAGGGTAAGGGAATCACAAGATTCTTCATGGATCTTCGTGATGGAGCAGAAGTTCTTATTGGTTTCTTGATCCAGGTCAAGGACGCGATTGTCGGTCTCTTTACTGGAGTGGATACCAATTTCCCTGACAATCTTGGTAATGCTTTCGGACGACTTGGCGACCGTTTCGATACGTTGAAGGATCGATTCCAGAAGGTTGGTGAGCTCTGGAAGCCGGTGCAAGATGTTCTAATCAAGATCAAGGACGTCCTAGATAAGATCTGGGATGCTATTGCTGATTGGTTCAGAGAGCTCGGCGGCAAAATGGCAGACGCTGCTGAAGAAGGAGACTTCGAAGCTGTTCTGGACGTTTTGAATGTCGCTCTGCTTGGTGGTATCGCAGGTATATTGGCTAAGTTCCTTAATTCTGGAATCAATTTCGATCTCGGTGGCGGATTCCTAGATAAAATCGGTCAAAGCTTTGAGCAACTTACTGGCGTACTCAAGGCGATGCAAACAGATATCAAGGCGAATGCTCTACTGAAGATCGCTGGAGCTATTGCTGTTATTACTGCTTCTGTTGTTGCATTGTCGTTGATTGATTCAGAAGCTTTGACTAAGGCATTGACTGCAATGGCCGTTGGGTTTGCTCAACTAATGGCTGCATTT